TAATTTAAATACTAATTTATTACCGCTAGGTGTTGTAAATTCAAATTCATTTTGATTAGCAAAATTAGAATAATCAACATCTTTTGTTTTAATTTGAGACAAATCTACTGTTGTTTCGATAGATTTTCCTGCTTTTGATGAATAAAATGAAATATTATAGTTAGGACCATATCCTAATAGTCTTGTTGCTAATACAATTGCATTTTTATCACCTAATAAAATATCATCAGTATTAACCGCATCAACAATAATGGATTCAAATAACTTATCTAATACAATTCCTTTTTTAATTAGGTTTGTAGAAGAAAGTATATCTTCCTCTTTTGCAGTCATATATTTTATTGTAATTTGTCCAGAAGATAGAGGATGCTCTTTTGGATATAATTTACCCTTTGATGGTAAATCCAACACTTCTGTTGGGAAATCGAATTGTCTTTGATTCATAACTTTACTTTGTTTAAGTTTGTATATATAAATACATAGTTTTTAAAAAATTAGAAAGCATAAAAAAGGGGATATTTTAGTATCCCCTTTAATTTTATATTGTTTTGAATATTAGTATTCAAGAACTGCATAATCATAAGCTAATGTCAAATCAATTGATACCGGCTCATTAGCGTTACTAAAATCAACTTCACCAAAAGCTGCTTTAGTAATAAATGCACCATTTAAAGTCCATTTTTCAACTTTATCACCAACAGGACCTAACATATAGAAATTTAAAGTCTTTTTGTAAAACTCTGCATATCCATCTCTACCTGTAATAGATTCATGTGATAAACGAACCCACTCCATTACTAATTGAGCTGCTGAAGGAACAATTGGGTCATATAATGTAAGGTTTATATCTTGCCAAGTACCTTTACCTTTCAATTTTCTTTGTACGTTAATATGGTCAATAGTAACAGTTTCAAAATTGATTTCAGGTCTATTTGCTGTTTTTACCATAAATGCTGGGATACCTACTTCGGACATTTCCATGTAGTATCTATTCTTCATCTTTGGTTCAAAAGAATTGAAAATCATCTTGTCGTAAGGTAATATTAAATCGTCTGCCATTTTCTTTTTATTTTATATTAATAAATATTAATTTTGTTTATTTTCATACTATGCTGAGAAACTTGCTCCAGTAGGTAAGATGTTGAAATCTATTACGATAAATTCCGCTGTCTTAGCCGGTTGAAGGAATATTGCTCCTGCTAATATGTTTCTATCAATTACATCAGGTGTATTGTTAGATGAATCCATTACAACATTGAATGCGTACAAACCTTGTCTTTGTTGGATACCTTCTAAGTAAGGAGTTACAGTGTTAATGAATCTATTTCTTGTCTCTGCTGTATTTTGTTCAAATACTAAGTAACGAGATGTAGATGCGATAAACTTCTTAACAGTTATAAGTAATCTTCTTACATTAATTCTATCTAATGCAGATGCTTTATCTTGCAAAGTCTTTTGTCCGAATGCTACAATACCTTGTCCAGGGAATGCTGCGATTGGGTTTACTTTGTTTTCATATAAAGTATCTCTTTCAGAATGAGTTAATCTATTTAATACACTTACTGCTCCAATGATACCACCTCTATTTAAACCAGCAGGTGCGAACCACTCAGCTGATAATCTATCACTACTAGCGTAAACCGCTGGTAATAATGTAGAAGGAGGTACAGTTGTAAGTTTGTTTGTGTTAGAATCAATTGTTTTTAACCAAGGATAATAACAAGCTACATAGTTTGAATCTACTGAATTTGCTTGTTCAGTTGCTGTTGTAATATCAGCATCATAATCAGTAAAGTCAGCGATATAGAATGCATCTTGTCTATCTTCAACCATATCAATTACTTTTTGAGTAATAGATGGATGTAATTGTCTATTGATACCTGGTGTTACAACCATATTGATATCATATTCATCCGGGTTTGATAAAGCGTTAATACCTTTAGCGTAAGCTACTGAACCAGATGATGTTGATTTAGAACAATCAAATCCTTGGTTATTAGCTGCTCCCCAATCAGTATCACCAGCCTTAGCAATAGTTTTAGTTGGATTCACACCATCAAAACCACCTTGGAATGCTAATACAAATTGTCTCTTAACCATATCAGCTGCTGCTGAACCTGTCATTTGATAGCTTAATTGAGAATCAAATGCAAATAATACGTTTGAACCAACTTCAGTTACTTTAGTAAGTGGATTACAATATTGTTTGTTATCCATACTAACTCCAGATGTTTCAAAATCAAATCCACTAAAGTAAATTGGAGATGATGAACCATTATTTGCCGAACCTGTTTGGTAAACAACTGCAGGTACTTTTTGAGATAATCCCACACTACCACAATAAATTGGGTTTACATATGCAGCGTGTCCAAATGGTGCTGCTGAAATAGGGAATGAACCTTCCATAGCAACTTCTACTCTAAAGTTTGCTGATTTATTTGAGTAATCACCATATTCAGTTATCTTACCATTAGAATCAATTGTATAAGATTTATCACCAATTCTTCTAGCTATATAGTTAGGAGATGATGGGTCTAAGTTTACATTGTTATATGTTTCAACTACAGACTTTCTTTTATCAGTATCATCAAATTTTCTTAAAGTTACAGTAAATACAGAATAATCAGTTGAACCATCTTCACCAGCTGCTTTAACATTTGAAATACCAACTTTAAATTTAGTATTGTATGTATTACCATCACCTAATGTATGAAAACGGAAAAGGTCATATCTAAGACCGTTATTATCTACTTGAGATTTAACCCAAGGGGTAGATGAATAAGTTGAATCGTATGCAAAGTCTTGAGTTGGTAATGTTGTACCATATATTTTTACACCTTGTCCATCTGCAATAGAACCAGTATAGTTACCAGTTGCATTTTCAAAGTATGTATAAGCGTATGCTCTTTTCTTACCAAATGGAGATTCACCAAAAATATCAGCTATATCTGCTGTACTGCTTGGTAATATAGATGCTGATATCATTGCGAATGCAGTTGAACCAGAAGTAATATCACCAGAAATTACAAACGAACCAGAAGTTGAAAAACTAGAAGTTAATGTAGTTGTTGAAAATCCTACATTAGTTCCGCCAGCTGCTTTAGTTGAATGTAAAGTTGCAATTAAGGTTTGTCCATAAGAACCAGATGCAATAATTGCAAAAGGTGCTGCTTGTTGATAACCACCGATACCAGCTACTCTTACGACTGTTGCTGCACCAGCTTCTCTTAGATAGTTTTGTACTGCATATTCAGTATAATAAGTTCCATCAGGTGTTCCGAAAATATTTTCGAACTCTGATTGAGTTCTCACAATTGTAGGAACGAATGCAGGTCCTTGCTTAAAAGGTCCTACGAATGCTGCTCCAATTTCACCAATTCCTTGCGCTATGAAGGAAAGGTCATTTTCTCTTGTGAATACGCCAGGTGATACGATTCTTTCTGCCATTTTATTTCTCCGATTTGTATTTTAAATGTGTATTTGTAGATAGTTACAATAATACTCATATAAATATAAAGAAAATGTCCAAAACACAAATTTGTTTATAAATCTGCACTTTGGACATCTTAAATTTTTAGTTTTATACTATTCTACTAAATAGGTGGCATTGAAGCCGTTGGATATGTCATTACACTACCAGTATACCAAGGTAATAAATCACCAGGAACTTCTTTATGTTCGTATTTTTGCTTATTTATTTCTTTAGTAATAACACCATCAATATGCTCCCAATATCTTATATCATTTGAACTACTAGCTACATTCTTAATCCAGCCAATTACAACCTCTTCTGTCAAATCTTCATATGTAATAAAACTACCAGTATTTATAGAATGCATTGAAAAAGGAGTTGCTCCGTTAAATTCTCCAACCAATCCAGTTTCTTCATCAGTACCAATGCATTTCCATTGTGTACCAATAATAACATCTGATAAGTCTTCGCTATTTGCTTTTCTTACAGATTTTACTTTCCATTCGTATAGTCTTCCCATAATTGTATTTTTATATTATAAATATTATCTTTTAAAATTAACCGATGCGATTGATAATGAACCACTATTTAAATCACTATGAGCCGAATGTTCAATTGGTGTAAAATCTAGCATCTCACATAATTTTTCTACCAAATATGCATTACTACCAGACCAATTACTTAATACTTCATGAGGAACTTGCCATACATTGGATGTTATAATAGTATCCGGTATTGCTACCGATTCTCTATTTGGGTCAACATATCTTAATTCATATCTAAGTTTACAATCATCTCTTCCTAAATCATAACTTAAAATGTTAGAAAATAATTTATTTACTTTATTTCCCAAAAATGTTTTTTCGTGTATTATTGTATAAATTGCCATATTATTTTATTAAATATTTCCTTCGTTTCTTACTCTAATATCTTCATCATATGCTTCAGCAAAAGGACCTTCACCTACTGCAGTTGTATGGTCATCTTCTATATTTTCTGCTCCATATAATTCAGATAATCTATCTTTTAATTTTGCATATCCAAATTCAAAAATATTATGATTTTCTAATTGAGTCCAATCTGGTACTTTTAATGTTGTTTGGTATGTAGCATCTTCTACAACAACTTGAGTTTCTGTTGTCATATAACTTCTAGTACCAATTGTTCTTTCCACTTGTACAGTTACAGGTTTTTCATTTGGAACAGTTACTGTTTTTATTATTTCTCTTGTTAAATCTACTGTAAGTTCTTTACCAATTTCTAAACTATATGCTGTTAAGTGATTAGCTACTCCATATGTTGCTACATTTGAATCTGCAATTATTGCATCTTCTTTTGATTTGTAAATATGAATATCAAATTTGCAACGACCAGCTTTTTCTATCATATAGTTGCCTATTCTAATATACGCATTTGTTGCCAATCCTCTATCTGTTCCAATTGGTGTATTTACTATTAATGCCATATTTTTTTATTTTTTATTTTTTTAACCACTACTTCCAGAAGTTATAGTGATACCATTTAATTGTTCTAAAGTTTCAAGTCTTTCTAATAAATATTCATTTTGTGCTTTTAAGAAATTCACATCGTTGCTAAGTTCTTTAACAGATTTTATTAATACAGGTATTAAAGATTCATAGGATACCGTTAAATATCCAGTCTTTTCATCTTCTCTAACTATATTAGGGAATACCTCTTGCACTTCCTGTGCAATTAGACCCATTTTAACAATAGTATCTTCTCTACCTTTAGTATATTCAAGTGTATTTGTAAAATATATTGGAGTTAAACGATTTATACTACTCACACCATTTTCAATAGGTCCTAATATATTTTTAATACGTCTATCTGAATATGAGTTCCAATAGTAGTAACCAGGATACATAACAACTCCACCATAAGAACCGCCACCTGTAATTATATAAACAGAGTTATATCCATCAGTTTGTACAACAGTATTATATCCTCCAGATGAACGATAATAAACACCAAATCCACCTTGAACATCAATGTTACCATCGGCGTTATAGTTCATATTAATAAACTGACGGAATCTTACAGACCCTTGAATATTAAATCTAATAAATCCATAAGTTGTTGAATCAACCGATGCACAGTTGTTACCTCTACTATAATAATAACTCCATCCATTACCATTTTGAACATAGATACCACCATTACCACTTTCAAACATTAAATTGTTGTAATAGCCGGATGGGTCATTTACAAGCATACCACCATATCCACCTCTATAATATCCAAATGTCTGATAACAACCATATGATGAATCAAAGTTAGTTCTAATGTGAGAACCATATGATTGGTTATATAAACCACCACCACCATTGTTTCTAAACCAGCCATTTGCATAAACTTCACCAAATGTAGGAGAAGCTCCAGATGTTACAGATTGGTTTACATAGTTACTCATCCAACCCAAATACGATAAATAAAGGTTATTATCATTTATATAAGCTCCTTCACTACCATTTGGATTTCTAAAAATAAAATAACCCCATTGTTGTCTTTGGAAATATAAGTGAGAACTATGCCATTGTATTTTATAGTATTCACCAGTCCATCCACCAGGGTCTGAATAGAACATATAACCCGGATAACAATAGAAGTTATTTGCCCCAACCCAGTTTAATCTTGAATCACCACTACCACTACCAAAATAATATCCAGTATTATCAGAATCATAAAATATAGGAGAACGCATTGAACCTACTGAATATGTATATCCTCTATACACATTAAATGCCCCACCATCCCAATACCAAATCCAGCTATAACGGTTATCATGCAATCCAAAGTTATCTCCGGTTGTTGTCATTAAACAGTGAGTAGATGATACACCATATCCATACCAACCACTTCTACCACCACCATAAGTTGTAATGTGACCATATGAGTTACCTTGGTTTTCAGGAGAAGCAATACCTCTACCATATGGCTCCCAATATAAACCACCAGAACCATTTTGTCTAAACCATGCGTTTGAATAAATATCACCAGCAGTTAATGAACGAGTTCCACCACCAGTACCAATTCTAACACCAGGATATCCTCTATAAT